ATAGTACACAACAATAGACGTACCATCGGCAATCTCACCATCAGCAAAAGTCAGTTCCTTAGTAGCAGGATCGTAAGCAAACTTACCAGTAGCAGCAGTCGCATCCTGAGTCAGACGCTTATTGATAGTGCTATCAGCATTCTTCACAATAACTTCCTGAATCTCATTACCAGCAGTACCAACGGCCTTATACTTGGTAGTGGCCTTATTATCAGTAACCACCAGATAATCAGGGAACTTGACAGGAGTAGAAGCCCGATGCTCACCAGCAGAACCGACCTCAACCTCAACAAGACCCATAGACACCATACCGTTAGTACCAGACACGGTAACAGACTTATTCTGCTTCAACTGACCAATAGTGCGACCACCCTTACAAGTCAGAGCAGTATTATCCTGACTATTGGCAATAGTAGCATTCTGCAATTCATCCAGAGTAAACCGATGTGCGCCGCCATTAATACCAAACGCCATAATAGTCTCAAGACTTGTAATAGACAGATCATTAACAACAACCTTAGACATATTGAATCCTCCTTTATTTTTACAAAATAAAAATCACCAGAATGTATTATTCCGGCGATAACCAACTAATTTTCTCCCAATCAATTTTATCTTTATCAACAGTTCCAAAGTAAACACCGTTCATCGTCTGATCCCAATGCTTCTTCTTTTGAATCTGTCGCCAACTTGCATTCAACTTATATACACTAAGCCCCATAACTGTTTCATAGTTATATGGAAATTCCTCCGTATTAACAAGAGAAATAATCATACTTTCTAAAAATGACTTGTACGGCTTCTTTGCAAGTCGTTGTTTTGTTTTGCGTTTGCGTTCAATTAAATATCTTTTGGCCTCTGCATTTCCAGCACGACCAACAGGAGCCTCCCAAAAATGAATCTTACGTATCGCATTGCAGATTTCTAAAGCAATCATTTGATCAATCACAATATCATTATTCTTATCCCAAAGAACCTTTTCTCCATTTTTGGGATTTACAGCCTCTTGAAAATTCTTTAAATTCAAATTCCCAAAAAAAATAGTCGTATCATCTTCATTTATGGCAATAGATTCCATCATCAGAACAAACAACTGATAATCTGTAATTGATTCATAGTCAATCCCAATATCATCAAGTTCAACCATCAAGTCAAATGGTGTTGCTACTAAAGTTTGAACTGTACTGTAATACTTTTGATCTCCAAAATCAAAGATTTCATCAACTGTTGGAACATGAACCGAAATCTTATCATTTACTTTGTATTCATTGACTTTAAGTAAATTTGGCTTTTGAATCATACTTCAGCACCCGCCCTTAATCACCATTAATTGTAGGACGATTAAACTCCGAAACAGTATATTCTAATGAAATACCATGAAATTTAGGTGAAGGACTAATATCATTGATTTCAACCAATTTCATTCTTCCTACACCAAAGTCCATTGTTCCATTAAACAAATCTTCAATCCTCTCAGCAATTAAATCATAACGCAATCCATCACTTGTACGAATATTATCTTGATGAACAAAGACATAAAAAACAATCGACATTTTTTTAAATGTCTTATTCATTACATCTGGAACATAAATACGATGGCAAATAAAAGTACCCGTATCCTTTATCGCATCAGGCGTATAGGCATACGGATAAATTTGTTTATACATCAAATCTCGATCTGGAATTGGTGACTTTGGCTTATCGTTAATCAAATCAACAATTTTTTGATCGCTACAAAGTTTCTGATTAATCCTACTGCGAAATTCTGTCAACTCACGTAACATAGCCATAATATCACCTCAAATCCACATATCTGGTTTATCTTTCAATTCTGCACCAGTTCCAACAGGATCAAAATAGTAATCAGCAATCATCAATTCTTTATTGTCTCGCTTTGGATCGAACTGATCTTCAGCAACAGTTAAATGAATATATCCTCTTTCCCCCGCATCTGAATAACTAATAGTATCAGATTGCTTCACTTCAAAAGCTGTTGGCTTTTCTAAGTTTCTATCTAATAGGAAACGAAATCCACCATCAATCAAACGTGTATGTTCATCGAATGTGATATATACAATCATTTGTGATGTACCAATAGTCATATGTAATTTTTCATCATACCTATCAGTTTCGCCGCTACCATACTGCGTAGAGTTAATAACGCTAATTGGATACTCAACAATTTCTTTTGTCAACGGAGAAAAGAATTTAACCTTATGATTGCAAAATGACAAAGTTCCTTCCCACTGAATGCCATGCAAATTATTGGCATTCACACATAGCCAATACCCATGTTCAGGCCAAGGAATCACATCACCCATATAAATCGGCTCATGAATCATTGTTTGAATATTTGCTTGTGCTGGCGAAGTAGAACGATACCGCTGCGTATAAATACGAGGGTGAATAAGTCGTTCTGAATTCCATATAGTTACACCATCAGGAATATAGGAAGGATCGTCTGCGAAAGTCTCTTGAAGCAAATGCAAAGCATTATGAATTTGCTCGTTGCGCATCATATTCCCTCCAGCATTCATCCTACGAAGGAAATTCTGATAACCTCCCACAAACAATCACCTCCTAATCTTCACGCTTAATCCAGCGATACCGTGACAATAGGGTTTCATTGTTTTTCCTATACATTTCACGTACTTCTATTGCTTTACTCAAATGGTTAGCTGGTGAAAACGCATTAAAATCTTTACTTGAAAGTGTTGGCTTTAACATAAGTGGTACACGGATATAATTACTATCAAGATATTCAATTACCATATAATTTGATAGAATTTCAATTTCCGTATCATTTAACTTGCACTTAAATTTGACTTTGTTCCTTTGTGATAAATCTTGTCTACAACCTCTAAAGGCCGCAATCGCAGGACGTAAATAATCTGAAAGAATTTCATATACTTCATCTTCTTCCAAATGTATAAAGTCATAGTTCTTTATTTTTGATAAAACACTCTCATAAAGTTCAGTGTAAGGTGTACCCATAAGGAATCGCCTCCTTTACACCAAATCCATCAATTCAATGCCCAATTTCTTTTCAAGCAGCCGAATCATTTTCACGTTTGCAATTTTGCCATCCTTAACATACTTAACGATTTTAGGTGTCAATTCTGTCTTTGCATTAGAATCCAAACCAGAAAGTAATTCTTCAACATCCTTAATATCATCACCACAAAACCGTTTCATGTCAGCACGATTTACCTTTGTCGCATAAATCTTATCCAAATGCAACTTCTTCATAACAGTTCCATCATTAGGCAGAAGCCACTTTTCAGTGAAATAACGAGGATACTTTGTATTCATAATACGAAGTTGCTTAAAAGTCATTTCCTGTGTATCACCGACTTCCAACCACGAAAAAGTTTCAAATGTAACTGGACAAGTATAATAAACAGCAGGAACACGTGCTTCTACTACAATCCTTGTATCATCATTCAAAACGTTGGAAGTGGCAGAGGCGGTCTGTTCTGCCGCCTCATTAACAGGATTTAAATTTTTGTTTTCCTGTGCCAATTTTAACGCCTCCTAATATGTATTTAGGATTTAATTAGGCCAAATCCCAATGCCCAATAACATCACTGGTAACAGCAGCCAAACCAGCCTTAACCTGAATCTGACCTTCAAGTGTCATATCCATGTTATCACGGTTATCATTTGTTTCCTTCAGGCGAGAATCACCCTCAAACACAAATTTAATAGGCTTCGCATTTGTAGCAACAATCAGAATTTTAGTTGTAGACAGGGCAAAGTCAAAAGTACCTTGCTTAAACACCTGTGGAATTGGCATCAGATCGTAACCCTCCCAACTTGAGATCACACCGTTGCGCTTGCGCTCTTCCTTTGCAGACTCAGGAATCCAATTCTCATCAATATTTTTTTGCAGCTTACGCAAAGCAGCACCAGTACCAACAAGCACAGGCTTCACGCCATTAGCAGTTTCCACTTTCTCAATCAGTTCAAGTAGATTATCACGCTCAGTATCAGTAGACAGCGCACCATGACCAACAAAGCCCTCTGGAGCCATATCACTCATATCAGCAAACGCAGCATACACGGCATTCTGGAACGCTTGCAGGAAAGACTTACGAGCCTTATCCATCAGCTTAGTCCAAGAATCAATATTCTTCATAAACCGCTCAAACTCATTGTAGAAATGAACTTCCCACCAAGAAGTTTCAACGGCGAAAGATTTGCCCATGTCCATACGCTCACGAATAGTATCCCAATGATTACCGCTAAACTTAGAAACAATGAAATTGCCGTTATCCTCTGCGTAGAACTCATTCTTATCACCTAAGTCAACACGAATAGTCTCAACAAAACGATTAAAGAACTCGTTCTCGCTCCAGCCTTCAGGCAAAGTTTGATCCAGAACAGTTTCCAGAATCTCAAAAATGTCATTCTTGTATTTACGATAAACACGATAGTTAAACTTCTCGTCATGCAAAATTTCCTTTGCAAAACGCTCACGCATAACATCATCCATGCTACCAGCACTCGTATCAACATCCTTGGCAACGTAATTACCCACATCACCAGTATAAGTATCAATACCAAGTGCGATCAACTGCTGCTTCTCAGTAGAGAAATTAGCCAGCTTACTCATATCACAAGCCATATTCAATACCTCTCTTTCTTCTTTTCAATTAGCCTACAATATCGTTCCGCAGAATCTCGATAAAGTAGATAATATAAGGACGACCATACTGCTTACCGCCCTCAGTTTTCCAGCCAAGGCCACGCTTCGCAGTACCAATAATCTTGCCAACAAAACCCTGACCAGCAGTATCGGCCTTCTCGACCATCTTCACGGTAGTCTTACCAGCCTCGACAATAACGTACTTACCAATCTCAGGGGCATCGCCAGAACCATAATTAATACCCTCCTTGCTTACAGCATACACGTCATGCGCAATCAGATCATAAGCCCGGAATGGACGATCAGCCTCGTTAATGTAGTTATAAAGAGCCTGATTAGTACGCCGTGTCTCATCATAATCCCACTCAGGATTAGCAACCAGCACAACACGATCTTTACCAATCAAATCAGCAGTAGGAGCCAAAAACTCATGAGTTTCCAGACCTTCCACATCAGTAGCCAGATCACCAACATACCCAATGTGACCGTTCTCCACATCAACATCAGCAATCAGACTATACAGATGACCACCACCACGAACAGCGGCAATCTTAGAAGTTTCAACGACAGTGTAATTCTTATCCATAGTCTTAATCCCTCTCTTTCAATTAATCTTTCTTAGTTGGCAGAACACCATAGCGAGAATTTACCTCCGCTGCCGGAGTCTGCTGGAACACATCTGCAACAGGAGCAGAAGTTTCCTTTACCTTGCGACCAAAGTTCGCATTCAAGTTTTTCTGTGTGAACATAATTGCACACTGACTCTGAATATCCTCCAGTGTATACTTGTCACGATCTTTCTTCAGCGCAGTATAATCAGCACTATCAGCCAAATGCTGATCAAACTTCCTAAACTCTGCATCCTTTGCGGCCTCGATAGCCGCAGCCTCACGTTGCTGTTCTTCAACCACATAGGCATCATACTTAGGCTTCATTTCGTCCAACTCGTTCTTGGCGGCAGTATAATTGGCCTCCGCTGTAGCCTTTTCCTCATTAGCAATATCAATCTGGCTATTCATATATGTAGCCACATCAGAAACAGCCTGTTCAAAAACAAAAGGCGCAGAATCTTCCACACCTTCCTCGAAATCAGTATATGTAGTTTTCTTTCGAGTTGCTGTTGCGAAATCAATACTGATCTTATCGCCGTCCATACTCATCTTCATACCATAAATACGATAATGGTCAGCACGATCCATAACAATTACTTCATCGCCCTGAACATCAACAAAACAATACTGAGAACATTCGTAGCCCCAACTGTCACGATATTTCTTTTCGCCCAGCACAGCACGAATCTCATCAATCTGCTCCATCAAGTTCAAGGTAAAATTAGCTTTAGGCATAGTTTCACCTTCCTTTATAGTTTGAGTTTCACTTGTTTGTTCAACAGAAATAGTATACTCATGCAATTTGTCTTTGATTTCTTGTGCAATAGATTGAACAGTAAATTTAGCAATAGCTTCACTATCAATCATTGCTGGTTGAATACTCTCATCTGTTGATGACAAAAGGCAACAACCTTCAAAATTAAATCCTGTGAAAGTAAAAGTGCCATCGTCATTTTCTTCGCCAGTGATTGAAGAAAGTTCTAATTCCATGCTTTGCGGTTTGCCACCATCACGTTCAAAAATAGTAACTGCGTCATCAAATTTAGTCCACAAAAGAGCATCAACTTGAAAGAACTCCCGACAAATTCCATCGGAACAGACTTTTTCAATCCAACGATAGTTACATGACTCTGGAATTACACCATAAGCAGAACCAGCGTACACATAATCTTTACCATCTCCGTCTTTAACAGTTTTGTATTTATGTCCCTGAAAGTCTAATTCTCCGTCTGGATTCAGAGCAATATACCCCAACACTGGTGTATTCTTGATACTTTCGGCATTAGCATCAACAACTTCCTTTTCAAAAATACTGCCGTTAAAATTTAACCCCGTATGTAAAACATCAATCGTTATGGCAAGAAATCTCGAATCTTCTGTTTCCACACAGTTGTTGATTGTAAACGAAACTGGCAAATTTTTTCGTTCATGACCCACTTTCCTCATCACCGCCTTTCTTACAAAATTTTAATAACACCAAAAGGTGATATTAACGATTCAAATTAGCATCGGTATCTTTTGTGGTTTCACCTTCCTCGGTTAAATCCAAACCTTTGCTTTCATTTGTGGGGCGACCCCCTGCTACATCCTCGCCAGTAGACGTATAAGAAGTTGCTAAAGGAATATATTCCTCATGTAATTTCAAAACATGATTTTCCAAGAACAGACTACCAAGTTGTCTGCTGGGGGATTTGCCCAATGCAACACCATAATCAATCTTAAATGGTTCTCCATTTTGTGCTGCTTTCAAAAACGCATCTGCTACTTCAAGTCTATTGAATACAGTTGAATCTTGAATGCGTAATGCAAATTTAAATGCTGGTTTATTGAATTTCCGCAATTTTATAAACCGTGTGAAATATCGTTCACATTGTCTATAAAACCCATAAATAAAAGCAGCATCATTTTCAAGAGACAGCTTAAAAGCTGTTCCAGATGATCCACTGTTAAACAATTCACTGGACACACCAGCATTGTCATATATGTTTTTAATTGCATCACTTAGATTGTTTGCATTGTTAGTATTATCTTTAAAACTAACCGCTGTAGCTTTGCCCGGAGCATGAATTAATCCAATATCGTCAGGCATATTAGCTTTATTCATTTCAGCAAAAACAGCAAGCGTTTCATCAGTCAGTAATGGCTTATCAACTGCATCTTCATCAATGGGAATCTCAATTACAATAGCCTTATAATTATCTACTCTGGCCTTCTGCATTTTTAGTTTCTTATATACGTCTAAATCAAGAATATCTTTCACCAATGCTAATAGCAGCGGCATAGGATATAAGCAGGATTCATTCAATTTGAAACATACTTGTTTATCTGCGGGAGGCACATACCATCCATCAAAATATTCATCTCCATTTATATATTCAATATACGCCTGTTGAACATAAGCAGGATAAGATGTAATTTCAAGAGGATTAATACCACTTAATCTAATCTTGAAATTATATACACCATCTTGAATTTGCTTAATTTGGCATATAGACGGATTCATTTTGTGAATGAAGAAATCATAGCTATCTTCAAAAATTAAACCATAATAAACATCTTCGACTGTCAACACGCTCATGATTTTAAGCATCTCGTGCTTGAATCCCATCTTTTCAAATTCAGAACAAACATTTGCAAAAGCGTCACGCATTTTTGCAATCTTTTCATCAGAATCCAACTCTCCAGTTTTTACATCATACATATCAATGTTGTAATTAAAAAGTCCCATCTTTGAAAAATAATTATTGAGGCGCATATAGAATTGAGAAATATTCATCAAATATCTACTAACATCAATAATCATATTTGAATGTGCCGCTGGATTATTTAACGCATCCTGAATCCGTTCAAGAGAATAACTACCAATCTTATATGACCGTAAGATTTCTGTATTCGTGCATAGATCATGAACCATAAGCCTTCTAAATGCACCTAAGTCCAAACGGCCTTTGCCACTGACAGCATTATCAAACGATTTTGAATCTCGTTCATAATCTACTTGCGAATAAATTACTTTTGTCTTTGACACTTAATCACCGCCTTTCCTTAATACATTTTTGGCCTACGGTTTAATGCTTGTAGCCGCTTTGCAAAAGATTTTATATCAACATCACTTTTGCGATTATCTGCATCTACAACTTTAATAATAAAGTATAGTAAATATGCAGTTGCCGAAAATCGGTCTTTATCAAATTTATTAACCACTTTTTCAACAGATAGATTCTTACCATTTTGAGTTAATTTAAGATTACCAACTTCTTGAAAGAACAATTCTTCTTGAACATATGGCATTACTTTAGAATTCAAATCTTCATCTTTACGAATTGAA